TCATACATCGCTTTTTCCTTTCGACACCTTCGGCCTCGGAGGTGCGGTTTGCAGTTGGTTTGCAAATTCGGTTCGCGGTGAGTTCTCCCAGTTGAAGATGGCTTGGTCCGCGAGCGCCCGCGTTCGGGCGAGATAGCGGTCCAGGATCACGGTCACGGTCTTGAGCGAGTGACCGGTGATGGTGGCGATCTGCTGCGGGTTGCACCCCGCCTCAGACAGCATGGTCACGGCCGTTCCGCGCAGATCGTGGAAGTGCAGCGCTACCGGCTCATCGAGGCCCGGCAGACTAATCCGGCTGAGACCCGCTTCGGCCGCCGCCTCCTCCCAGAGCCGGGCGAAGTAGCGCTTCTGCAGCGCCCGCCCTGTCTTTGTGGTCAGCACCAGAGGTGAGCCTCGCGGCATGCCGTCCAGCATGCGCCGCAGCGCCCTCGTGCAAGGTATGGTGATCAGGGGCGCCACACGGCCGCCGCGGGCGCTCTTGCCCTGCCGCAGCGAAATCGCGGACCCATCGTAGGCGGACCAGGGCAGGCGCAGGATGTCCGCCTGCCGTTGGCCGGTGTGCAGGGCGATGATAAGCGCGCGCTGCAGCTCGATCGGCGCCACCTCCATGAAGGCCGCGATGTGCTCAGGCAGCCATACGATCTCGGATCGGTTGGCGTGATAGAGCCGCTTGAACCCGCGGACGTGGTTGGCCTGAACCCGGCCGTTCTCCTGAGCCCAGGTAAGCATGGCCGAGATGACGGACAGTCGGTTGTCCGCCTCGCGCTCGCCCGAGGTGCGGGCGACCTTCGCGCGCCAGTCGAGGAAATCGCGCCGAACGCCCGGCTCGTTCAGGGCCTCGATCGGCATGTCGCCGAACTGTGGCTCAGCCTTGGTCAGCATGCGCTTGTACTCGCGCTGCGTCCCGGCCGAGAGCTTGGTCTCGAACTCCGGTGAGGCGGTGAACTCGCGCGCCAGGCCGTTGAAGGTGTCGCCAGAGTGCCGGGCCTTCAGCGTCCGCTCAGCCTCGGCATAGCTCAGGATGAAGGCCCGCTCGCCAGGCTCACCTTCGAGTCGCTGCCCGGTGGCACGATGATACCAGTAGGCACGCCGCGTTCCGTCCTTCAGCGTCTTGTAGGTGGCGAATACGCCCGGGTAGTCAGCTCGCACCACGGCTTGCCCTCCAGGCCTCGAGCTTCGTCAGCGGCTGGGCAGGATCGTCCCCGGAGACGACGACGATGCGGCCGGTGCACGGGTCGATCTCGACGCGACCGACCTTGAGCCCAGCTGCCTGTGCGCCTTTCACGGCCCGGGCGATGGCAGCCTGAGTGATGACCGGGCGTCGGGGCATCATCAGTCCTTTTGCTTCACGACGCGCCAGAGCGGGCAGCCCGCACGATCAAGGATCGTGTCCGCCAAACTGCGCAGGTTGAGGATTACCGTTGCGGGCGGCGCGGCGTCAGAAGCGAAGTAGGCGTCGACGGTGCTGACGAAGTCGTGCCGGTTCCCGTCCCAAACGAGATACCAGCGGTCGAAGCCGGGCGGCGTGCGAACTGGCGGTTCGTTGGCCAAACCCTCGGGATCGTCGACGGCCCTCTCAATCTTGGACAGGGCCATCTCGATGATGACCGAGGCGCTGTCGGCAATGGCCGCGCTCGCGCTGGGCGGCACTTTGAAAGCCGCGAGGCTCTGCATCACTAGCAGCTTCGCCAGAGCACGTGCATCCTTGCGCTCGTGGCCGGGACCGGACTTGGCGTCGTGATCCGCCCGGCGAAGGTTGCGCTGCTGAGTTGTGCTGACGCCGGTGATGGCCTCAGTGCCGCTGGCGGAAAAGGTCACCGGTTCGAAACGAATGGTCACGTTTCAACCTCTCGATCGTGTAGCCATACACGAATCTGCCACATCGCTGAATTCGTGTAAAGCCACACGATTTTGGTAAGCGCTAGCATTCGAGATCGTTGTCGCCACCTCGCAGCCAGACGATCTGCGAGGTGTGGCACTCAGGGGCTCCGAGGCTCGGCTCCGCGTCGGCGCCGTCCTCAAGATCCGGATCGCCGTCGATCTCATCGAGGGCCGCAACGAGGTGGTCGACAGCGTCGAGAGCCAGGGCCAGGGCACCCTCGATGCGGGCGCGGGTCTCAGGGATTGGTGGCCGCTGACGGCGCCGGAACGGGATGACGTTGCTCATTGGGCGAATCCCCACGTGGAGTTGATCTCTGTGATCAGTTCAGGATGCTCAACGACACCGCCGGTCTGCACCAAGTGCGCGAGCAGTGTGTTCGCCCGCTCCTCGGCTTCATCATGATCGGCTGGCTGTCGGCCACCCATCTCTTTGGCGATCGCCGAGATGAACTGCCCCAGCCGATCGGCCTCGCGATTGATGATGACGCCCGCGGGCATGCGCACGGTGTTGGGCGCTTCCCAGAAACAGGGGGCATTCTCGGCGCTGCCGATCGCCTCCTCGGCGCGAACCATCACAGGGTAGAGGCGTGCGAGTTGCTGGATTGAGAGCTCGGATAGATCGTGATCCGGAAGCGGAAGACGGCCTTCCATCGAGCCGACCGAAGTGGGGATTCCCGCATCGTGCACGCTGGCTAGCCGAGCCGCGCCCTGCTGCACCTGCCGCAGCGCGTTCCGCCAGCTGTCGGCCGGACCGTAGGCTTCGACCGGCGCGTGTGGGCCGGAGGCGTCGCTGTCGAGGCGAGCTAGGAGAAGCGCCTTGATGCCGTACCCCGCAACCGTCACAGCCGGGGTCCCCATGATCTGCCGGGCGATGCGCGAGCAAGCTCGGTACTCCGGCTCGTCGCCGTTCGCCTCCTCGGCCACCCAGGCGGACATGAACTCGGCGCCGAGGGCAAACAGGACAGCATCGGGATGCGCGCCGCCTGTCCTTAGCCGCCCAGCGGCATCACGAGCGCGAGCGGCCCGCTGACGGAGGTCGGCTGCCTGAGGAGCGACCTTCGCGGTGTTCTTCTTCGTCATGACCCACTCCCTCACGCCAGAGGGAGGTAGCCGTAGGCGAACACGCCCCCGGCGATGATGAGAGTGGCGGTGACGAGATCGCCAGCGAGATCAAGGAAGCGCGGGGCTCGAACATGCGCGGTGTCCGGCCGGATGGGCGCGATGGCCTCCCAGGCCTCGACGGTGCCGGGAGCGGCCTCGTCGGCCTCCAGCGCTGGCTTGGCGCGATTGTAGAGGGCTGACGGCGAGCGAGAGCGTTCACCGGCGCGCGCCGGTGCTGTAGAATGACGGATAGCCATGATCGTCTCCAGAGGACGTGCGTGGTCAGGGCCGATCAGGAGGGTGCAACCTCTTGGTCGGCTCGAACATTTCTGCTATCATCAAAGTACGATGTCAATAGGCGATAGCAGAAAACCGCGGGGGCGCCCGCCTACTGGGATCGGCAAGGCGATAGGCCTGCGCCTGTACCCAGAGCTTGAGGCGTCGCTCGATGCCTGGATCGAGGCACAGCCCGATCCCAAGCCTTCCCGGCCGGAGGCAATCCGGGAGGCTCTGGCGGAACACCTGAAGGCAAAGGGCTATCTCAAATAAGTATTGGCGATTTAATTGGCCCAATACGTGCTATTTCTAAGATCTCTGTTGTGAGCGTCGACTGCAAGATGAGCCGAGCAGTTCTTAATCTTTATCGAAGCAAGCTAGAGAAAGCTTTAGGTGTAACGGCAGACCGTCCTTTCGCCGTAATGATATGGGCGACGAAAACTCTTCAGTCGGAGGGACCAGGGCCCGCCTCTCCATTTCTAAAATATCCACCGGAGGCAATTACCACTGATGTGGCGTCTAAGTATTTTGCGCATCCATGGAAGATGGAAACGCTGTTTAATGAATTGCTTTCGACTAAAAAGATTCTGCTGAAAAAGGGCAAGAAGGGGAGGACTCTCGATTGCAAAAATTTCAATACGGTAGCTAATTTATCAAATATCTTAGGCCAGATTGAAAACGCGGAGGATGGCATTACGCTAGAGCGCATAGATGTCATGCAAGAAGTTCACCGCCTAGGTCAGAGGCAATTTGAATGGCAGAGAGGTTTCATGAACCTACCTCTGTTCTACAGATCGCATTTTATTTATGGCGGCAAACTAACCTCTGAATTCTTCCAACGCGAATATGGAATTCCTATTGTTAATTTTACGCTATTTTGTTTCGCGTTACGTGCGATGTTTACCGAGCGACCGGGAGTCTTAAAGTCGACGTCATTTTCCGATATTAGCATTTCATCAGAACAGCGTGATGCGTGCCTGCGACTTATTTCTCTTGACATAGCACAGGCGAGGGCTCTTGCGTCAAGCATACGATCTGGTCCAGGTCACATCTCGTACAAGCGTAGTATTCTGCGAACGCACCCATGCATTGAATTTCCAGAAGGCGGCGGCGCATTGGTTGCGCCGCTTCCAGATCTAGTCATGCTCCGCGCAACTTCTGGGTTGTTTTACGACGTTATCCGTGGCGGGGAAAACGTCAGGAACGAAATCGCGTTTCGGTTTGAGGAGTATAGCAGAGAACTGCTCTCGGCCCTCATGCCGTCGTTCGGCGTTGAGGGAAGCTACAAGTACAAGTATAAAAAGAATTTGGTCGATACGCCGGATTTATTTATCAGAGAAAATGGGACAACGCGTATTATCCTTGAATGCAAAGCGACAAGGATGAGTTATGAGGCCCGCTTTTCGGAACACCCGTTAGCTAATGCGCGGCGAGGATACGATGAAATTGCGAAGGGAATCTTTCAAATATGGCGTTTCGTTTCTCATTGTAGACGGGGCATAGTGCAGAGCGAGAAACTGTCGGAAAACACAGTAGGCATTGTTCTGACGCTCGACACTTGGCTGACGATGGCGAACGTTATGCAAAAAGATGTTATTGATGCGGCAAAGCAAATGTGCCTCGAAAGAGACACTGACATCATTGCTTCCGATCAAGTGCCGGTAATTTTTTGCCCAATAGACGAACTCGAGCATACGCTTTCGACGGCGACGGAGAGGGGCTTCATCACCGCGGTGGACGCCGCGACGCAAGAAAAATTTGAGGGTTGGATGCTGGGATCGGTGCATCAAAAGGTTTGCCCCGACGAAAAAACGCAGCGTATCTACCCCTTTGCAGATCGTGTTGAACAATCGATTCCTTGGTGGGGCAAGTTCGGGCACGCCTCTTCATGAGTGACTTCCCTCGCGCGGATTTCGACACCGGCATGTACTGTCTCAAGGCGATCGACCGGTGCCGCCTCCATCGGCAAACCGGATTGTTTCCCGAGCTGCCCCGGTTCGATGCGGCAATCATCGCCGAAGACTCGGGGAAGAATTTGGGGATGGCGACCCGTGAAGTCTTCTGGAGAAAGGCTGAGGAACGGCGCCAGCGTCGCTGATCTGCTCCGCGCCGGCAAAGCGACGGGGGTTTCGTGCGTCTGCTAAGGTTGGAGTGGATAGGTCGAGGACCGGATGCCCGCGGACAAACTCGCGCCATCGCGCCCGGAGGCCATTCAGCGGCTGCTCGAGCTCACTGAAGCGTAGGACGTGTGAATGAATCGCTGGTTGCTGCTCCTCGTCCTGAGCTTGTTCGCGCCTCGCGCTAGCAGAAGCCAAGGGGTTCAGCCGAAGCTCAGGCCGCCGGCCGACGATCGGCCTGCTTGGTGGAGCGCGATCGGCTCCGTTGCCCAGGCCCTGACGAGCGCACTCGCGCTGGCGGCCACCATCCTCGCGTATCGGACGACGCTTGACTTCCGGTCTCGGGACGAGGCCAAAGACGAGCTGCAGATCACTCCAGTCGTTTCTGTAACAATCACGGATTCCGCCAAGATTGAATTTATCAATCAGGGTTTTGGGCCTGCCATAATCAAAGAAGTTTATGTCCGGAGCGGAGACAATGTTGGCTTCATACGAACGAAAAAAATTTCTACCGAGGATCTTAAGGGCGTAGAGGCTGCCGCCCTCGGACTATTGGAATACACATTTAAGAAAGACTTCGTAGATGAGTTTGCGCAAATAAATAAAATAGATTATACGTTCTATACAAGCGGAAACATACCACTCGCCGGCGAAATCATCGCCAAAGACTCCCGGCTTGAATTCACGTCCAGCAATCTGAATGACCTCTACAGCTCCAAGCTTATTAATACCAAAAGTCGAGCTAGAATAAAGAGGATGATCAACGAGGGCGAAAGGGCTCACAATCTGGGAATATGCTATTGTAGTTTCACCAACGCACATTGTTATTTCTCGGCGTTACGCGGGGGGCATTACTCACGAAGAGGTAAAGAAGTGCTCTGATGCTGAGTTTTCATTCTAATAACCCAGGCTCAAAGCTGGCTTGCAGTAACTAGACGATAGTAAATTTTCGGCGCAAAGGCTCAGAAATGTCAATAAAAGATGCAGCGTCCATTGTGATATCTTTATCATCGCTAATCGTTGCATTAACAGTTGCTAGTAGAACAATATTCTACCAACACGAAGATGTCTTAGTATCGATCCAAGATGTGTCTTTGAAGCAAGTGAAAAAAGCCGACGGTGATTTCGTTGTCGACGGAACAATTGGTGTTGTGCTTATTAACGACGGCACAACGCCTGTAGTCATCAATGAATTCCACTATCAACTGGCCCGCGCCGCGACGGCCAGCTCTGAGGCTAAATCATGCAACGGTACCGGAGATTTCGTTTCGTTGCAGGGATATATCAAAACTCCAATTGTTCTCAAATCCGGAGAAGCACAAGTTGTTTCTACATTTATCGAAAGCGCTGAGAACATGAGTGCTGTATACTATGATTCGGAAAAGCGGACGTCTCTAGAAAAACAACGCATATATCTGTGCCCTACGTTGATGATGGGATATTATGGCCCGCTTAGCGGATATGGTTTAGCAAAATTGGATCTTGTCCCCTTCGATATGTATGCCAGCTCAGATCCGGGCTACGTATCCAATTCCCGCAATCGAGAGCAGGATCTGATATTCAGAACGATAATTGATAAGCGCCGATATTTTTGAGTGCATAGCCTGAGGTGTCGACCGCGGGCGGCACATCGCCCCGTCGGCTCTCGTGACCCTGAGACTGGGGCCGGCACAGCCTCACGGAGAGAAGCCGCCGGCTGCCGGCGATTATGCCTCCGCCGGCTGAGCATCCGCCGCGACCCTGCGAGGACGGCGGATCGGTGTTAGGGCTGCCGCGTTGGCAGGCACCTGAAATCTTCTGGTCACAACGGACGCCGAGCCGGTGCGGGCGGTTGGGCTAGCACACGCGCGGCCGCCGGTGGCACCGCAGATCGCGTGAGCTGCACCAGGGCGGCAATGAGGCCGTCCATGGCAGCAGCGGCACCGTGAAGAGCCTCGGCCGCGCCCACGGCCGCCAGGGCGGCTTCCTTGGCCGGCGCGCAATCCTCGTGCAGCTAATCAAATGCGCATTGAGTCCGAAGCTTGCTCGCTGCCTTAAAGATGCAATATCATCCTTGGCTCTGTGATCATACTTGAAGGGCGTCGTTAATGCTTGATAAGCTGTACCATGAAATATTCGAAATGGTAGAGAAAGGTGAGTCCGACGTCGTTGAGTTTAAACTCAGGGTTCCGACCGACGCCATATTCGCCAAGAATATTCTATCTTTTGCAAATTCGTATGGCGGAACATTGTTAATCGGCGTAGATGGTGACGGAGCTTTGGTCGGTATTTATGGCCCAGAAGCAGATATTATCGCGAGACGCCTTGGTCGCATAGCGAATGGCCTAATGCCAGGAAGATGCACAATCCAGCTCATGCCCATCGAGGGTGATCGAGCTATTATAGTTGTGAAAGTGGCACCCCCAAAACCGGGCGAATCTCCGATTGTAGACCCGAACGGAAGATTATTCGTCCGCCAAGGAGAGAGCATAATATTAGACAACGCGCCATTCACGAGCTTTGTTCATGATGCCGTTATTCCAAAGCCTAAGCCGGGTAAAAAGTTTGTAGTATTTGTTGCGATGTCTTTCCGCTCGGAGGAAGAGCCAAGCTTAATCGATTACGGTAAGGCAATGGAGAGAGCCGCAACAAGAAGCAAATTAGAGATTACATTGACGCGGATCGACGAAAAGGAAGGCGACTACGAGATTTCTCAAGAGGTTATGAACGAGATCGATAAGGCCGACGTCGTTCTTACCGATTACACCCTGTCACCTCACAATGTCTATTTCGAGGCGGGGTACGCAAGGGGAAAGGGTAAGCCACTAATCCAGACCGCAAGGTCGGATACAAAGCTTGAGTTTGATGTTCGTAACTGGAGAACGCTTTTCTACAGGAACGCGACGGAACTCGAAGAAGCTTTGCTAAAAGCATTCGACAGCTTGGGTAGTGTATAACGCCTTCGCGAGTTGTGCCAATGCGAGTCGATACATTGGCACATCACGATGAAGCAGGGTGCTGCCGTGGCATTGGCGTGTATTGCCCGCGCTACTGCCGGATCATGTGCGTGGTACAGGGCGTGCTTGCGGCCTACTCCGCCACATCCCGCTACGGTCCGATTAAATTGCCCGTGCGATCTGGCCACCGAGTGCCAGCGCTCGTCGTGATCGTGCCGTCTCGGAAGACAGTCACGTACACAGGCTGGCCGCCGACAGCTCGGATGGGCTCCAGGCCGGCGTTGAGGGGTAAGCGCATCTGCCGCTGCGCCCCCATGATCCGGGACAGCAGCTTCTGCTCACCCGCCATGCCGAGGCTGCTCAGGTCCGCGTCCGGATCAATGCCGGCTCGGCGGACGTCGGCATCCGGCACCGGGGGCGACATGGACAGGACGTCGAGTGGCAGGTCCAAAATCTCGCCCACCGGCAAATCGACGGCGTCGCCCTGCATCCACTGAGCGCCGGGCACGTCCCATTTCTCGCCGGCCTGGACGACAAAGGCGCGGCAGGCGTTCCGTGCCCGTGATAGGCCGGCAACGGTGACCTGGATCCCAGCGATCTCGCCGTGCTGGCCGAGGAGGTGATCCTGCTGCTCGAGGAAGTCGGCCAAGAAGTCCGGCGCACCCTCGGCGAAGGCGTCGACGTCTGCGAACCGGAGCCCTGCCTCGACAGCGAGCTGAGCCAGCACGTAGAGCGGACCGCGCAGCGCGATGACGCCCGGCCAGTGAGGTAGCGCGATCGCCTTCGAGGTGAAGCCCTGCACGTACCCGCCGCCGTCGTAGCAGGCAGTGTCGGTGCAGACCGTCACGCGCTCCCGGTGCGTGATGACGTTCACCGCGGTCATGATCTGGGCTCCTGGCGCTGAGCGAGGCTGATGAGGCGGACGCCGTGCCCGACACAGGCCATAAGCGGGTCTCCGCTGGCGAGGCCGGCCAGCGCGCCGCCGGCAGCACCGATGAGCGGCGATGCCCGTGCAGGGCGTGGATGGTGGCGCGGCGGCTCGACAGGGGCGAGGTTCGATCGGGCGGACATGGTGGCGCTCCTGTCAGGCGACGATGCGCAGCTGCGGGGGGCGGGGCGAGACTGGTTCGAGCGGCCGGCCGATCTCATCCGGCCAGCGGTGGATCACCTGCTGCGTCACGCCGGCCTCGCTGACCTCGGTGAGCACCACAGCGCCGCCGATCGTGTGGCCGACAGGAGCGTCCGGGGCGGCACTCAGGAACGGGGCCGGTGTATCCCGCTGCAGCTCGATCACTTGGCGGAGCTTCTCGGCAGGCCGGCTCACGTCGAAGGTGCGGCCGACCTTCAGCCCGATCCGGCGCAGCGCCTCATCCTCAGGCATCGGCGCGAAGTAGGCCTGCATGTGCTGCAGCGTGAACGCCGGCACGTCGGCGCTGTCGCGCGAGGCCAGCGTGTGCAGCTCGACCCGACGCCGGGCAGCGGACCAGCCCATCAGCGCGAGCTCGAAGTCGCCACCGAAGGCGCTGAGCTCGTGCGCCTCTTCCAGCGCGGCCGCGGCGCCGGCAACGATCGCGTCGAAGGAGGCGAAGGCCTCCAGCTCCTCCGCGAAGGCCCAGCGCGCCACCGTGGCACCTCGACTGGCGAACACCAAGCCGAGGTGCGGGAGTGCGATCGCCTTCGACACGAAGCCGACCGGCGCACCCTCGGGCGTGTAGCTGGCCGTATCCGTGACCATGCGGCCACGGGATCCGGAGGCGATGGCGTTAACGGCGGTCATGGTGCGGCCGGTCAGGCGGCAGAGAGGAAGTTGCCGCGGTCCTCGATGAAGCGCTCCGCCTGCTCCATCGCCCAGGGCCACCGGGTGAACAGCTCCCGCGTGTTCTCCGGGGTTTGCTCCTTGGGCGACCCGTCCCAAGCGATCCCCGACCAACCGAGCGTACAGGCCGCCACACGCCCGATCCTGTCATCCTCGACGCTGGCTGCAGTCAGCGTCACGCGCCGACTGTCCGCGGCGCGCCGCAGCCTCTTGTCGGTCAGCTTGCGCTCGAACGCGACGCACTGCTCGGAGTCCTGGCCCGCGAGCGTAATCGTGATCGGCGACCCATCGTCCTGACGCAACACGGCGCCAGTGTGTGGGTGGGCAAGCTCCATCACGGCGCCCTTGCTGGCTTTGCCCTTGAGGTCGAGGTCGGAAAGGTCATTCACGGCTGGTCTCCTGCTGAAGGATCAAGGGCCCCGACCGGCCGGTACATCCGCGGTCCGGCCAGGGCATCAGCGCCGGGGCGCCGAACGGAATGGGGTGCCGGCCGCGCCCCCGTCTCTCCAGGGCCGCCGGCTCTCGCTGTTCTCTCGGACACCTGCGAGTGGTCCGCGCCGGGGATCATGCGACCCGGCAGAAGGGCGTCAGCTCTGGGCCGGGAACGTGCCGGTTATCAGGGCCTGCGACCGCTTCACCGCGAGCGCGAGGCGCTTCTCGGCGCGGGCGGTGAGCATGTTGCGGATGAAATTGTCCCGGTCCTCGCTGGAGACGAGCACCTCGGTGTCCATGCGGTCGAAGATCTGGGCGGCCACCGCGAACGAGCCGACCAGGAACCGGCCCTCCGGCATCACTGGCGTCACGGCCGTCGGCATCCCCCAGACCCGGCGCAGCTGCTCCGGCCCGAACGGTCCGCTGCCGATGTACTGGCCGGTGGTGTCCTTCATCGCGACCATGCGTATCCAGTCCATGGTGTTGAGCACCATGCCGGTAGCCGGCAGCAGCGACTTCTCGGCCTGGCCGATCGCCATCAGCAGCATGTCGGCCGGCGTCGGGCTGCTGATGCCGGTCAGCAGCGCCATGTCGAAGGAGGTTGCCTGCGGCAGAAGGCCGAACAGGTTCTGGCCGGTGCCGTCGCCGAGCAGAAGCTGGCGCTCCTCCGCCTCGTCCAAGCCGTAGACGAGCTCGCCGTCGAGGGTGGAGCGGAGCGCGGGCACGTCGTCGAAGAGCTGCCGCGAGATCGGGATCCAGTGCGCGATCGTGCGCACCGGGGCCTCAGCCTCCTCATAGCTGATCACCGATTCCGGCTTCAGCGCGCCCTCTGCCACGGTTGCCGCGTTGTTGGTCCGCACGGTCTGCCGGACGAACTGGACGAGGTTGCTCTCGGTCTCGCCCGGAGCGAGCAGCCCGCGGACCGTCATCGGACGCTGCGGCAGGGCAACGATACCCGGCTGACGGGCCGGAGTAACGAGGGCGCCACCGGAACTGGTCGCCGAGGTCAGGGCCTTTACCTCGACGCGGGCGGTGCCGCGCAGGCCGCCGGAGACGAAGCCCTTGAAGCCTTCGCTTTCGGTGAGCTTGTTGCCCCAGCTCTCGTCCTGCGATCCGCCGCCGGCCGGGCCGCTGCGGCGCGCCAGCTTCTGCTCGACGTCGAGGAGGCGGGAGTCGTGCTCCTCGAGCCGGTCCTTCGCGGTGCCGAGGGCCGTCTTCATCTCGCTGCCGATGCGGGTCAGCTCGCGTTGGACGAGTCCGCCCACGTCATCGCCGCCGCCCGCATCCTTGCGGCCGTAATCACGGTGTGCGGCGGTGAGGCTAAACGAGGCGGCCACGAGGTCGACGGACGACAGACCGCCCAAATGGGTTGCGTGATGCGCCAGCGTCGCCGCGTAGGTGTCGGGCACGGCGAGAAGAACGAGGCAGGCGATCGCCAGCCCTGCGAGCGCGAAGTGTCGGTGATTGCGTCGGGTGAACATGCGATCCTCACGGACGATCCCGCCCGTGCTGGGCAGGTTCAACTCGGGAAGCCAGAGGATCAGGGCGAGCCCGTCAGCCTTCCAGCGCGACAAAACGAGGGCTCACGCCCGTCGAGTTCTGCCCTTCGCCAAGCCCGGACTCACTCCGGTAACCGGAAGGTCTGCCCGCATCCACGCCAGTCTCACACCGGCCTTTCACGCGAGGATCGCATCGCATTGCGATAGACGATAACTCAGAATCTATGCGGCGCGATTGGTTCCGTCAATCGTGGGCGAGGACGCTTCCCCAGCAGCCGAGAGCAGCGCGGAGCCGGCCGCGTAGAGCTTCGATCCGGCTCGCACCTGACCCTCAATGCTGACGGACAAGGCGCTGCCGACCGCAAGCGCGGCCTCGGCAACGTCCAGCGGATCTAGGCCGCGCCGAATCATCGCCCGCAGCGTGCTCCGGATCTCGTCGTGCAGGGGCATGTCGGACAGGTCGTCGGTCAGCATTGGGGGTCTCCTGGATCGGTCGCGAGGGACGTGCGGCCTGGTCTCAGGGCCGCTGCGGCGGAGGCAAGGGCTTCCAGGGAGTGTTCAGCTTGCGCTGGCGCTCGGCGATCTTCTCGGCGCTGTAGCCGCCGTGCCGGTAGTTGCCGTTGCGCTCACCGGATGGTGCACCGGAGCCGGGTGCGCCGCCGTGCAGCCTGCACCTGTGTTTGCCGGCGACGGGATAGCGCCTGCACGGCGACCCCGAGCGCGTCTTGGCACCGCAAAACATGCGATCCTCCATGGGGTTGAGCGACATTATTTCGAAAACCTGCGGCGTTGCGCGTTGCAGTCCCCATCCGGTTGTCGGTCCCTAAACCCCAGACTTTCGACCCGCCCTCCGGGCACGGGGAGCGAATGCGATCAATCTCGGCAGCACTGACCTAACCACGTGGTCGGACACCTGCCGTCAGTCGCATCACGTAGGCGGGGCCAGTAACCAACCTGCGCGACCTTGCTCATCGGCTCGATGACTGCAGAACGGAAGTGGGAAGCATGTTTAAGGGAACGACCGAGGTCGGCTACGTGAACCGGAATAGCCAGGAGGTCATCCGCAGGACCGACGAGCCGGGGAACGATCACCTGCAGAAGGTCTACGTCCTGCGGTGTCATCCGTGCGGCCACGTGTACGGTGCCAATGGGACTGACATCCACCTTCGGCGCTGCCCGGCCTGCGATGGGGGCCGCCCAGGGCTGTCCTATGCAGCCTGACCAGGCAGCCTGTGGACCCAAGCTCCCCATCAGCCGGTCCCCGTCAGCTTGAGCTCGGCGATCGAGCTGCCGTGCTGGAGGCCGAACTCGGCGAGGATCCGCAGCGGGACCTTCGTGGCCGGATCATCGGGCGGCGGGGTCTTGATACGCAGCGGCCAATGGCCGTGCCGGGCACGCCAGGTACGAACCTCCAGGCGCCAGCGCTCATCCGACAGACTTGCGAGATAGGCGTCCTCGGTTGGTTTGCCGGGCTGGCTCGTGGGCAATGGCGCAGCGTAATCCTGCCACCTCTGTCGGTTCAGCCAGACGTCGGCGCTCTGGACGAACTCGGTTCCGGTCTTGCCGATGCGGGCCTGCTCGGCGGCATAGGCCCTGGTGCCAGCGATGATCTCGGCAGGGGTGACGCCTCGTCGCCGAGCTTCCAGCCAGCGCTTCCGGGCCTGTGTGGTTGGGAAGGCCGTGCTGCGCTTTGGGTAGGCTTCCCGGAACTCTGCAAAGCCTTCGGGCTCGGTCCCCTTGGGGACTATAGGGGTATCTCCTCTCCTCTCCTCTCCTCTGGTTCGCAGGCCCGAAGCAATTGCTTCATCTGCATCGTTTTGCATCAATGACTTAGCGCGACTTACTCCGCTGTTAGTCCCGCCTAACTCGCCCGCTACTCGCCTCTTACTCGCCAGTGACTCGCGGTTTAGTAGCTCCTTACCCACCCGGTAATTGGCGAGTAACCCGTCCTCGGTGACCTGGATTTTGCCCGCCTCAACGAGCTTCCGCAGCAGGGCCACGGCCTTGATATGGCCGCACCGGAACAGGCCCTGCAGCAGCTTGACCGAGTTCGGGATCGGGCCGCCGACCCGGTACATCTGGTGGCAGAGCCGGAGGTAAGCGGCCTCCACCTCCAACGGCAGATCGACTGTGCCTGTGTCCCAGGCTTCGAAATCCATCTTGTAGAATTCGCCTTTCATCGCGCGGTCTCCGCGAGCACGTTGCAGGCGATGTCGCAGAAGCAGACGATGCGGCTGGTCGGGCCGGAGCGCTGCTTCAGGATCTCGATCTCAAGTTCGTTCTGGCAGCGCGCGAGGCGGTCCTGCTCGACGTCCGAGAGATCCAGCTGACGCTCCAGGTAGTAGGCGTCCCGGTAGAGCCCGAGTACCACGTCGGCGTCCTGCTCGATCGAACCACTCTCCCGCAGATCGGCGAGCTGCGGCCGCTTATCCTGGCGCTTCTCCGCCTCGCGGTTCAGCTGGCTCAGGCCGAGCACCGGGATGCCGAGCTCCTTGGCCAGCCCCTTCAGGCCTGAGGAGACCTCCGTCATCTCCTGCACCCTGTTTCCAGCGTAGCGCTTCGAGGGGCGGATCAGACCGATATGGTCGATGATGATCGCGGCGAGCGGGATGCCCTGGCGCTCGGCACGGAGCCGCATCTGACGCGCTCGAGCGGCGATCTGCGCCAGGGTCACCCCGGCCTGCTGCTCGATCCAGAGTGGAATGGTCGAGCACTCTCGCTGAGCCACAACCAACCGCTCAAGGTCATCGTCAGACAGGCCACGAGCCTCAGCGATCGCGCGGTAGGTAAGAGGCTCATAGGCCCGCGGATCGTAGGCCAGAGCCGCCAAGATGCGTTCCGTGAGCTCGTCCGACCCCATCTCAAGGGAGAAGAAACCGACGGCGCCGGAGCGGCGCGCTGCCGCCAAGGCGATGTGAAGGGCGACAGTGGTCTTCCCCATGCCGGGCCGCCCGGCGAGCACAATGAACTGGCTCGGACGCAGTCCGAGCGTGTCATGGTCGAGCTTGGGCAGACCGTAGGGAACGCCCTGCGGTGCGAGGCCCTTCCGGACCTGATCGATGCGGTTCAGGACGTTGCCGGCACTCTGCCCGAGGCTGACACGGCGGGCGTGCTCGGCGAGGCCGGCGCTGGCCACCTCGTCGAGCTGCGCGATCATGTTCGTGGCGTACTCGGCCGGGCTTCGGACCGAGCCGTCGGTCATCTGAGCGACGGCGGCCTGTGCGGTCTCCAGCACGCGACGCATCTGTGCCGCCTCGGCGATCATCCGGGCATAGCCCGGCGCGCCGATAACGGTGATCGCTTCGGCACAGAGTTTCGCGAGATAGGCGCTGACGGAGATACCGCCGAGGTCGGCATTGCCGAGCACGGAGGTCATCAGCTTCCAGTCGATGACCTCTCCGGCATCTCGACGCTGGCACATCACCTCGAAGACGTGCCGGTGCATGTCCTCGAAAAAATCCTCGGCGCGGACATGGTCGCGAGCGCGGTCGAGGGCCTCGGGATTCCGGAGGATAGCTCCGAGGAGCGCCTGCTCGGCGTCGAAGGCGTTAGGCGGGACGGGATCTGCGACGGGCGGCATCATCGGGCCGCCTCCCGCTGTGCAGCCTGAAGCGCCTGGATCAGCTCCGGAAGGCGCTCGCGCACGACGCAGATGCCGGCGCGGGTCGGCTGTGGCTCGCCGTGGTTGCGGCGGCTGGCGCTGAACACGCGGAGATCCACAAGGGTGTAGCCGTCATGCTCAGCAACCCTGACGCGGATCTCCTCCGCGTTGTTCTTGCGCAGCGTGGCGATGGTGCGGGGATCGCTCACGCGCAGCCTCCCCGGAGGAAGGCCCGCGCCGCGACGCGGCCGGCGACGATGCCGATCACCATGCCCCGGCCGTCCAAGACCGCCGTTAGAGCGCTTGCCAGAGCCGGCCGATCCGCCCTATCACTAGGGTCGGTTTCTTTGCGGGAGCCGACCTTCTTAGCGCCGTTCCGGGATCCAACCCCCGGGGCGGCGTTTTCGTTTTTCGGCTTCAGCGAGCCGGATTTTGGGTTTGCAAGTGGGGTGCTAACCCATTGATCCATAACAGGATGGCGAGTGCCCGGTTTGCAGAGTTCTTCTTTGTTTTCAGCGGCCTGCCCCAATCTACGAATCTGGGGGTCAGAGGTTCGAATCCTTTCGGGCGCGCCATCACTTATCTAGACTCCAAGACATCGCCGAATCGACCGGGGCAACGCTGCGGCTAGCAGCGGGACCACTCGAGTTCAGCTTACGCGCGCACCGGATGCGCGAGCGGCACGTGTGAACGGCAGGCTGATAAAGCTGTCGACAGCGTCCGCCCCCTGGAACCGCCCAGCGCTCCATCCGTAGCCTCCGTGTCGCTGATTGATACGGGGGCCATCATGATGGCGCTGGGCGTGTTCTGTGTCGTGGCAGGCGTCAGCATGGCAGCCGGATCCCTGTGGTCTCCGCGTTACCGTGCCATCCTTGAAGTGATGGGTGGCAGCCTGTTCCTCGCCGGGCTTGGCTTCGCGGGAGCAGACCTCACACTGGCGTCCTGATCCAGCCCCTCTCTCGGTCCGTGACCCTGGGCGACAGGGTCCCGCTCGGGCGGCTGCCACGAAGCTAAACTCTTTCGTGATCGCTCCTCCGGAACCATCAATCAGCGCCCTGCCTTCCTCAAGGGGTCGAGGACGTTTTGCTGCCCCCCTCGATCCGCTGGTTATCCGGCTCCGACGGGCGGCACGAGAGGAAGCCTCCCTTGCGCACTTCGATGATCACCGCCGCTCTCCTGGCCGCGTTCAGTGCCGCCGCTTTTGTTGCCCCGGCATCGGCAGCCCCTCTCAGCCCGGCTCCAGCCGCGACGGTTGCCGGCGCCCCGGACAGCATCACCGACATTCGTTGGCACCCGATCCGCCGCATGCATCGCGCGGAACGTCGCTTCATGCATCGGCACTTCCGCCACCGCAGGTAGCAGCTCGGCGGCTGCTGCCGGCGACGCCATCTGAAGCTCGGCCGCGGAGGACACCGCTGCCGGGCCTTTCTTGTGCGATCTGGGTCCGAGGCTCGGCGCTTGGCGGTAGCCGCTCCTGCCCGCCCGCCGCTTCCCCCATATGGCCAGGGCGGACGAGGTGCCCAGGTCATTCTTCCAGATCCCGGTCTCCACCGCGCAACCACACGATCTGTGAGGTGTGGTGATTTTCGCTGGGCCCAGGCTCGGCTCCGGATCGCTACCGTCCTTGAGGTCCGGCTCGCCGTCGATCTCGTTCAGACTCTTGCGCCGAGCCAGCGTCCACGTCGCCTTGAGCGCGCTAAGGCACGGCCGCGTCGATGATCAGCAAGCCACGGGCTTTGCCGGACGTGGCGTCGAGCGTCGTGACGGCGCGCCACAAGCGCTCGCTGCCGACAAGAAAAGGCCGGTAATCCCCGTTCACATCGCCGACAAAGACGAGATCGCGGTCCGGGAGATATCCGAGGATCGGCGAGAAGTGCCCGGCGCCCCGGCCGAACAAGGGCCCCCGGTGGAAGTTGACGATCAGCCGCTTGGCGGGATCGTTGCCGCTGATCATCGCCGCGCGGAATTCGGGCAACGAGAGATCACGGACAACACGGACCGGACGATCGAGCCGCCTTCGGATCAGTTCCGCCAGCTCATCCAGCGTCAGCCCGTTCACCAGCACCCCGAACCAGGGCTGAAACGCCGTGCCGCGGAGCACGTCGGCTTGTGAAAAATCGACGCCGAGGGAGCGGAGCAGGTTCGCCACGCTGGCAGGACCGCAGAAGCTCGGGTTGCTCTGGTATTCGTAAGGACGACGCCGGTACGCCGCGGCCACGGGCAGGGCCCAGGCCCGCGCCAGAAGGGCAGGATCGTGAAAGTCCGCGCCTGTCGCGATCGAGATCACGGACGGGTCGGCGTTCGGGCTGACGAGACGCGGGCCGAGGATCGCCGCGCCGAGGATCCCGGCCAAGAGCGCGATCGCTCCGAGGACAGCGGACCGGCGGCGCCTCCAGCCACGGCCGCGTCGCACCTGTTCGGCTACCATGCTGCGAACCCTCCGCTTCGAATGGGATTGCGCCCGGCCGCTACGGGTCCAGCCGGATGGCGAACCGGCGCAGGACGGCACAGGCTCCGCGCACCGGCCGAACGGCGACGATCCGCGCCTCGCCGGAGGTCGCATCCTGAACCACGGACTCCGAAACGATGCAGTCGCAGGCCAGGGTGCGGGTCATCTGCTCCAGGCGGCGGGCCACGTTGACGGTGTCGCCGACCGCGGTGAACTCGACGCGCTCCGCCCCGATGGTGCCGATGAAGACCGAGCCGCGGTGCAGACCGATCCCGATCCGGACCGGCGGCAGACCCGCTTGCTCCCGCTCGCCGCTCCAGGCCGTCATCGCGGCCGCAAGTGCGCGGGCCGCCGCCACGGCGCGATCGGTATCTTTAGGCGCCGCGTGCGGCACGCCGAACACGGCCATGACCTCGTCGCCGACGAACTTGTCGACAAGGCCGCCTGCCGCCTCGATCGCCCGCGCGGTGCGTGTCCGGAACTCCGCGAGGAAGGCCGCAACCTCGCCGGGTGCCAAGGTCTCGCACAGACGGGTGAAGCCGCGGATGTCGGCAAACAGCACCGTCGCCGCCTGCTCCCAGCCGGCGCGCAGCGCGACCGAATCGGTCTCGGCGACCAATCGGGCGACCGCCGGCGCAGCCAGGCGCGCGAGGTTGTCGCGATGACGCGTCGCGATCCGGGCCGCGGAGCGCAGGCGCTGCGTCCGCAACGCGAGCCACGTCAGGGCAAGCCCGACGAGGCTGAGGGTGACGGGTTCCGGCGCCGTCGCGGTTGCGAGTCCCAGAAGCAGCGGCATCGCCGCCGCGGCGAGGAGCGGGGCGCCCCATGCCGCGGCGGTGTCGCGTTGGCGGACGGACTGCGGCCCGGCTTCCCGACGCTTCCGACCGGAGCTGGGACCGGCGTCCACCGTCGCCGTGCGGGCGTCCGGAAGGAACATCGTTGGCAT